CCTTTCAAGACGAATTGGATTCGCACGAATCCTAAGCCTGCCCACTTGCTGGCAGCGTTTAATAAATATCTAATCAGGAAGCCACCTCGTTTAAATGACTCTACTTATGCTAAAGCCTTACAGTTAACGATGGCTGATTTTCATATACCTGGTAAAATACATCCTATGCATGTAAACGACGTTATCCGTTGTTACCAGCATCCTGATCGTTCACCCGGTTTGCCTTATACCTCCCAAGGTATGAAACGTAAAGATGAAGTTGACCCTAACTCTATAAAATGGGCTGTCCATGCCATGAAATATGGTATTTGGAAGACCTGCCGTACTCCTTGCACTGCTGCTGGGAAAAGCATGGTTTCAAAATCTAAGCCTAAAGTACGTCTTATTTGGGTGTATCCTGCCCATATGACAATGGCCGAAGGAATGTTCGCTATGCCTCTTATTAATTACTATAAGGAGCAGACAGGTAGCCGTTTCGGTATTTGGATAAAATACCTTAAAGGTGATATGCGCTATATGCTGTCCGTGAAGCCGAAAGGTTATACATGGTTAGCGGCTGATTGGCAGTCCTACGATGCAACTGTGCCTGCATGGTTAATTCGTGACGCTTTTGCTATTATACGAGCTCAGCTGGATTTTTCTCAGTACCAAATCCGTGGCGCTCCTACTGACCCGGACACTCTTGACCGCTTATGGAAAACTATTATTCAGTATTTCATAAATACGCCATTGAAATTCCAAGACGGAAGTGTTAGAGTTAAACATGATGGTGTACCATCGGGTTCTTACTTTACGAATTTACTGGACTCGGTTATAAATGACCTAGCCTTACATTACCTCATGTTACTTATGAATGTGTGCTACTCTATGCAAGCATACTGGGTAATGGGCGATGACGTCCTTATGGCAATTAAAGGCACCGTGGACCTTGAAAGGTTAGCAGCCATAGCTAAAGAGAAATTTGGACTACTCCTTAACATTGATAAAAGTGAAGTGGTTGACTACCCTCACTTCTTGGGTTACCAAATGCAAAGGAGTGGAGTTCCGAAACCTGATTATGATCGTTTGATGGCGCAACTGTGCTTGCCGTCGCGACCTGATCGGAGTGTGGATGAGCTGGCAGCGCGTATTCGTGCTTTGCAGCTGGCATCTTTCTGTGGTGATTGGAAATTCATCTGTGAAACTCAAAATTTTCTTGAGTCGATCGGAAGACCCCATCCAGAAAATGCATTGTCATACCGTCACGAGATGTCGTACAAGCTTGAGCAATTGGGATTAGCTCACTGGCCTGCTCTCGATAAAGTATTGACACTGTAGAAAGCACCTTCCCGCTAG